ACACCATGCTCTGGCGGCTTGCCATTTTGCATGATTAACTACCGCAGCTGCTTTTTCTGATTGTGTTTTGGCTTCACCTAAAGTTTGTTTACTAGGTTTAATTTCTACCATCTCAGCACGATCATTGCCTTTAGTGTCTTTATATACCATTAGTATATCAGGAACATATGTAGTTGTCTTACCTGTTAGTGGATTGCGATACGGAATACGATGTGTCTCGCTTCCCCAACCAATAACACTAGGATGATTATCACACATTCTAAAAACAGCAAGTTCCCAGCCACTTCTATACCTTGGCGCTCTTTTACCTATGTATTTATTTGGATTTTTGACCTCATAAAGACCTTGCATAAACTTTGCCATGTTTATCTACTCTTTATATCATAGCCTTCATACGTAAAGGTCAATCGATATTGCACTAGACCTGTGTCGCTGTAATCTAATGTATCTGAATCTATGTTTGATATTATTGGGTTATATATTTGAATTATATTGTCATCATCAGAAGAATTAGTACGTTCTATAAAAAAAGTTCTTATATAATTTTTGCTGCCTTGCAGTTTAAAGCCTTTGCCGTCAACAGTATGTGATATTAGATTTGGCGTGTTCATTGGACCGCCATAGTAGTATGCCGTGTAGCTTTTTAGAAAGTTTTCTATGGCTGCATCTCTTGTATCGTATACTGTAAGAATTACAGGGTTATAATCAACACCTGTTTGTACTATTCTTTTGTTATTATAACTATTTAGAGTTTGTACCCTATTAGTATAACTTGGCATAGTGACACTTGCTACACGGCTTAAATCTACTGTTCCTTCAATTGTATCTAAACTACAAGTGAAGTTAAATTTGTTTCTAGGCACAGCCGAAATCGTACCAATCGTATCTTGTCCATACAATTTATGTGCTTGTGTGCCTAGAGCCATTTTTTTATCCTATCTTGGATTAAGTTGTTGCGCCGTCGTCTGCAGTTCCTCTAAACCCAGAACTTAGTACGTCATTTCCACCAATTGTATGTTCAGCATGGTCATAACGAATAGTTGCCGTTACTTGTACCATGTCTGATGTAGCATAGTTTAAATCACCATATGCAACATTTTGTAGGTAACAACCTTTTAATTCCCATACATCGAAAGGGGTTACAACAGATTTGCCATTGCCGCCATCTAATGTTTCAATTTTCATTTCAAACTTATATGATGAGCCTGCTGTGGCACTTGCTTGATCTGCATGATCAACTTGCCTGTTAAGCTGTCCGCCTAATTGTTTAATAACTTCTGATGTCATGTCATCACGCATTGTTAGTGTTAGTGTTTCCCAAGTGTGCTTACCCGCAAGATACATTTTTGAGTTGTATGAATCAACAACGACTTCTTCGTGAGTTAGGCTTGGTCTTGATACACTAATTACGTTTTGTGTTACAACATCTGAATTTACCGAATTGCCCAGTCTTGTGAATGTGACACGGAAACGATATTGTAGTTTTGGCATAAGAGTTGTACCTTCTGTACTTCCAGTAGGTACGCCAAAGTTTGTAATTACAGCCATTTTTAATTTCTCCTTGAATACTATAATCTAATAGTAATTTGTTCTATATGTATTTATGCAAAAAGGTAAAAAAATTTACCAGTCATAGAAAAGGCTGCAATGATTGCAGCCTATTCTGTTTATTTTATATAAATTTATGCTAATTCGCCTGTGTTAACAATACGAATTGGTATGTAAATAAATTCTGCAGATTTTGTAGGCTCAATTGCTACATCTACATAAAATTCATTTGCATCAATTCTTGCAGGTGTGTTGTTAGTTACATCACACACTACTGCAAAGTCGTAAATACCACGTTGCTTAAGAATGTTTGCTAGGAAACCTTCAAAAGTTGATTTTGCATTTGCACGTGTTGTTTCGTCATTAGCTTCAAACAAGAATGGTCTTGCAATAACTGCAAAACGTTCTCTTAGATATGCTGTTAAACGAGCAACATTTACACGGTCAAGTGCGCTTGCTCCTGCATGTAGAGACTTCTGACCAAATACAACTACACCATCTGTTGGGAAGTTTGCAATTGGGTTAAGTTTCTTTTCATACATAGCATCACGAGAACCTTGTGTTAGTGCTACTGGAACAAATTCGTCCTCTGCATTTAGGTAGCCTACGTTTGCTGCGTTTTGTACTACACCACGTGTTAAGCCTGCTGGTGCAAACCACTGAAAACTTACATTATCATTATATGCGAATGTATATAATGCTATGTGTGATGCTGGTGCTACTACGCTATTACCTGATACTGGGTCAGTAGCTAGTGAACTTGGATAATATGCTGCTGCATATGTGTTCTTTGTTACTAGTCCGTCTTCGCCATTTTCAATTGCGCCGTTACCTTGGATCCATGATACTGCATCTGTTGGATTCATACGTAGCGGTGAGTCAACAATAATAAATGCTGTTTCATCTCTATCACTGTTTAGTGCTACCATTTCATCCATTAATTCTGGATAACCTGGTGCTGCAATTAAGCGGAAGTTAACTGTATCTTCACGTAGTTCTGATCCTGATGCACTTGCTTGCATTGCTGTTACTACTACTCTACGCTGAGCATGACGACCAAATGAACCTGCGCCACTTGCTTGGTTACCTGCGTGGTTACGCCATTTCCATGCTGTGCCTAGGCTTGTATCATACATACGTACTGTACCGCCTGAACGACACATGTTAATACCTGTTGTACCAACTGGGTGTAGTAGAGGATCTGGTGCACCTGCTATTAATGCAGATTCAAATACACCTGCCGCTGTATCATTTGCTGTAATATCACCAAATACAACACCACCTGATGTTGTTTGGTCTGTGTTATCTTTTAGTACCCATGCACTGCCGTTATCTCTGTAAATTACAGGATATCCGTTAGCGTCTGTATCTACCCAATAGTTACCTACATTGCCTGCACTTGGTGCTGATGTAGCATACGTAACATTTGTTACACGCTTCCATTTTTGTGTACCGTTATCGCTACCAACTTCATAAATTGCAAGTTGATTTAGATCTGGATCAAACCACATTGTGCCGTCAACTGCCGCACCTGTTGGCTCTGCTGTTGATGCTGTTACAACTAAATTTCCCCAAGCACCTGATTCGTATGATTTTAGAACAAGTGCTGATGCATCTACTTCTAGTGTTAAATCACCGTCTTGTAATGTACGTGCTATAGCCGCTGTACCATCTTGGAATGTATCTGATGTTGTACCTGCTGGATCTGTTGCCATTGCATAGTTAATTGGGTGAGCAACAAATGTGCCAGCCATATTTTCAGCAATACTTATACTTACACCACTACCTGGTTTTGTTGTTTTAACCCAAATATCGCCCACGCTTGGTGATGATGGTTCGCTATAATGTGGTGCGAATGTAGGTGTTTCTGCTACCCATGCGCCACTATTTTCTTTATAGTATTGAATTTGTGTTGATCCTGGTGCTGCTGCAACTGCTACTAAATATCCGTCTGTAACTACTGTTGCTGATGGTGCTGAACCATCTGTTATTTCTACCGTAGGTGTTACTGCAACCCAACCAGTTGATGTATATTGGAACATACCCCAATTACTTGCTGAAGGGTTTAGCCAATAACTTCCACTTTCTGCAGGACCTGTTGGTTCTGTTGAAAGCGGTCTTAATGCTCCTAGATCTACATTTGCACGTACAATGTATGCACCTGCGCTTTGGCCTAGAAAAGAATATGCAGCTAATAAACCGTAATCGTTTGTTTCATCACCTTGTTGTACTGTTCCACTAACTGTACGGAAATCACAGTTACCAAAGTACTGTGTTAGTTCTCTTTGTGATGTTACAAGGACTGGTTTGCCTGCATTTGTTGATTTTGTAAATTTCGCAATGCCATCTGCTTCTGTGCCTGTAGGATCAATTTTATCCTGGCCTGTAGCAATAAAAAGCATTGGTACAGTACCGGCGCCAGCTGGGCCATATACTGATTCGTCTGTTACTGTTACCTGGACGCCAGGCGAGACAAGATTTGCCATGTTTAGACTCCTTACTTATAATCCATTTTCGTTTGGATGTTTGTTTTATCTAATGGTATTTATTTAAGATACGCTAAAACAGGGCAGTTATCGATATGTTTAATTTAAGAAGTTTACTAGTTGATCTACATTAAATTCTAGGTCTTGCAAAGTGCCATTATTGTCTATAGTATAGTCTGACATCCACTGTTCTAGACTCATACTATCTGTAGATTCTGGAGGTAGATGTAAGGATCTATCTACCCATATTACATAATCAAATACACCAGTATTTTGCATTGCAAAAAATTCACGTTTATTTCTTAAGCCACAATAAATGTCATATTCTTTAAACATTTCTCGACCAAGAGTTGCAGCATCTGGATTATTATAATCGCAAATAGCGTTATACCATTCAGCACGATGATTATGCCGATCAGCATAACATTGCTCTTCATCTTTATAATTGTATTTGTCTTTTAAATTATCATATATAAAAAGTTTACTACAAAACTTGCTACTGCTCTCGAAAGTATAATTATATTTGTCTCTTAATATTTCACAAACAGTATCTTTTCCGTGTCTACCATGTCCTATGACCAGCAGTTTAAACTTTTCCATATATATTCCTAACTATAATTATACATACAATTATATACGATTATATACGATTGTCAATCTAATTATCCTATTACAAACCCTAAACCAGCAGATCCATCCATGTATAGTGTAAGCTCTTGTTCTAGCTTATCCATGTCAGCTTGTGCATCAGCCCTTAATTGGTCTGCGTTCATTGTAGTGCCACCCTGTGGGCCTGCAATCTGTGTAAATTTACCACGTGCTTCTGCTATCATAAGTTTTGCATGACATAATGCATAATCTGCTACCCATGGTCCACTGTAAGTATCTTCTACAATTGATTCATCAGGCTTATAATTATAAGCATGTAATATAACAGTGTCATCTGCTCTAATTTGTCTTTGAATAATAAGTCTATTATCTCTAGGACGCCAAGTAAACATTAGTTCTGCACCAAATAGTCTACCCATTGTTTCTCTGTTTTGTTGTAAGAAGTCATATGTAGACATACCACCCTGTCTGCTTGAACCTAGTAGATAAGTGTTTATATATGCTGCTTGGAATGGTTCAATATTAGCACCTGTACCGCTACTAATACCGCTAGTACGTCTGTAAATATCTTTAACTTCTACTACTTCTTTAGGGAGAGTATATTCACTTGTACCTGCTGTAAGTTCTAAAACAATAAAACTTTCTTCTACAGAGTTTTCCGCTCTTTGCCTGTACCTTTGTAAACTTTTCTTAATAGCCAGCTCATAATGTTCTGGATCTAGTTCAACGTCTACCATACCTCCGCCTAAACGAAGTTCGATTTCTTTTTGTAGTTTAGAAACTGCACTCATAATATATCTCCTACTACTATTTAGCAGATATACTATTTTACATAATGCTTAATTTCTCTAATTATATCAATAGCTCTATCTAAATCTTCATCTGGTAGCTTTTCTAAATTTGGTAGCTTTTGTTCTATTAGATCGTCATAAAAGAAAACATTATCATCTGTAGGATACAGATAGTGTATTCCAAGTTCAGGTGCAGGTTTATTTTTGACCAAGTCTCTAACATTTTTAAGATATTCCCCTCGCATTTGAAAATATGTATATTGTTCTACATCAAAAACAACATATTGTCTATAAACCTTATCTTCCACTTTATAAGCAGTGATATGTTCTAAGTCTAATATTTGTCCCTTACAAAATCCGTTTACTATACATCCAGCATTTAAAATAATGCCCTTTGTGATTCCATTACATTCTAATGTGTTGACTGCAATATCGAAGTCATCTCTATCTTCAAATAATACAAAGTTTTTAAATCCATGGTATTTTAAACTTGTCATTGATAAGTCAGCCATGAATAATTCTAATTCAAATGTCCTACATTTTGTTTCATTGTCTTTGCAGTCAATGATTATTCCAATAGGATCATCTCCTGGATTAAGTAGAACTTCTGGATCTACATCACTACGTCTTAAATTTATCATGATTTTGTTGCCTTATGTTCTAAAATACCGCCATAATTACTATATCGTTATTTAACCTACCATTCATTTTTGTTTCAGTAGTTTTGATAGTAGCAAACATTTTCTCTGTTTTGGCACGTGATGACTTCTTAATTGTTGGCAAGAACTCACTGGGCTTACGTATAGTACGTTGTATACTTTTATTTTCGTCAAATCCTAGTATAGTAGTACCTTTTACATTAAATCCACTTCCTGGTCGACCTAACCCTTTAGGATCTACATTACTTGCATAATACATTCCCAATTTACGGGTTTTACAATTAAACACTACTGCAATATTTGCTCCTACTATCTTGGCTGGCGGAACACTTGCAATACCGTAAGTTGCATCGCTGAGTTTAAACTTTACATTTTTTGTAATATCTTCTGGACTCTTGACTTTTACTTTACGAGGCTTACGTGTAATTTTTGCTTCTTTCTCAATAATATCACAGGCTGATACAATCTTTTGAAACATTTCTAAAAATAACTTAGCTTCTGCTTTGGACAGATGACTGTAACCTTCTTTGAGCTGTTCTAAAAAGTCCAATTCCTGCTCTGTCATTTTTTTCTTTTGTGCAGGTGTTGGGGGATTAAGTAGTTCAACATATTCATTAAGCTCTGCAATATACCAATTTCGAATAATACGTGCATGTCCAGGCTTTGCATTTAATTTACGCAAGATATTTATAGGTTCAAACTTCTTAAGGAGTGTTTTATCTGGATTTCTACAAAAGTCGTCTACAAATTCTTCAATAGACTCAGTCATGCCTCCGCATGTATCTTGCAATCGTTCTTTAATTGAAGGGACATATATATTTTTCTTCTTACTATCCTCAACTTTTTTTTCTTCTATAATATCTTTACCAATATCAATAGCTGTATCAATTTTAGAAATAATCCATTCTGTCATAGGCTTGATGCTACCAGCTGTTCCAGCACATGATTGCCAATAATCATCTTCTTTTTGATTAAAGTCAGGGCAACCGTCTAATAGCATTTTACATCTTACACCAAGTACTTGCTCATGTTTAATTGCTTTTTTAGCACTCTGAATATCCTCTTTAGTATATTCATTTTCACGCATCCATTGAAAACACCATTCAATAGTATCAGTATGCTTAAAGTTCCTATAATA